CTTACAGCAACCTCGAAAAGCAGTTCCACGAGAACAAAGCCGAGCCATCCGAGACCGAAGACAACGCCACCAGCGAACCAGAGGTAACCAACACTGCTGTCACCAGCGCATCCGAAGAATACTTCGAGACCGGTGAGCTATCCGAGGAGACCTATAAGTCCCTTGAGGCTAACGGCATCCCTAAGGAGATGGTTGATATGTATGTTAATGGCTACGAAGCCGTGGCTAATCAACAACAACAAACCTTGATGCAAGAGGCTGGTGGTCCTGAGAACTACGAGGCTATGTCCGAATGGGCAGCTACATCTTTAACAGACCAAGAACAAGAGGTGTATAACAACACGGTTGAGTCAGGGGATGTTAACGCAGCAACTATGGCGATCCGTGGTCTCTATGCTCGCTTTCAGTCGGACGGTGGAACACCTGTTTCTCTTGTCCAAGGGGACACCTCGGGAACAGCCGGGGCCATGCCTTTTAGCTCCTCTAAGGAGATGACGATTGCTATGCAAGATCCACGCTATAGTTACGATAACAAATACCGAGAGCAAGTCTCACAACGACTATCAGTCACAACCGCATTCTAATTATGTCATCTATTATTACTTACATTGTCAACAACACTCAGGAACTCGTAGCCGCCCTTTCAATGGTGGTTGCTGCTTGTTCCGCTATCGCAGCTCTTACACCTACTCCTACAGACGACGGGTGGGTCAAGAAGCTTTACAAGGTTGTTGATTTCCTTGCCCTTAACATTGGGCGTGCCAAACAAAAATAACAACCCTTACCACACACACGCACCACATGTCTGTGTCTCTGCTAGTCAAGTTACTTATATCGTTTCCTCGGTTAGCAGAGGCATTTCGTGGTCTTATGGAAGCCTATGAAGAGAAGCTATATGTTGAGCGTCACAGCAATATGCGTGATGTTATTGATGAGTGGATGCACTCCGACTCTTCGTCCGACAAAGCTCCCTTACTTTTTAGAGAAGGCCAAAGAGCAGACATGGACAGCGGACCAGAAGCAGACGGTGGGGGAGATGTTACATTACATCAACGACCTAGAGAACAACCAGAATGCCCGCTAAACGAAAAGGATTGTCCCTTCGCAAAGAACACAAGTCAGACAAAGGAGGCTTAACAGAAAAGGGACGCAAGTATTACAACCGCAAGACAGGTAGTAACTTAAAGAAACCGCAACCAGAGGGAGGCCCGAGGAAGCGGTCTTTTTGTGCGCGGATGTCCGGCGTTAAAGGCCCGATGAAAGATTCCAAAGGCAGGCCCACCCGAAAAGCTTTAGCTCTTAGAAGGTGGAAATGCTAAACCCCAACACTAACAATAACAATAACACTATTATGCCAAACGTAGGAAATAAGTCGTATCCGTATACCCCCAAAGGTAAGAAAGCAGCTAAGAAAGCCGCCAAGCGGAAGGGGTTGAAGATCATGTCGAAGAAGAAGAAAGGCAACGGATCTTGAGGAAAGTAGTTATCACTTCAACAAGTTTTATTGAATAACAACTATGGCTAAGATATGTCCTAAAGGAATCGCATGGGCGAAGCGCACGTTTGATAAGTATCCAAGTGCTTACGCTAATATGGCGGCATCTAAATACTGTAAAGATCCTAACTACGGAAAAGGTAAGAAGAGATCTAAATTAACAATCAAGCGTAAGAAGAACCGTGGGTGAACTAGCAAAGTGGCGCAAGCAAAACTGGGTCCGAGTAGGCACTGACGGTAAAATCAAAGGACCATGCGGAACCTCAAAGAACAAAAAAAATCCAGACAGATGTCTTCCATCATCGAAAGCGAAAAGCCTATCAATCTCTCAGCGAGCTGCAACAGCGCGAAAGAAGAAACGTGCAGGAGCCAAGGGCAAACAGTTTGTTGCCAATACCCCTGCTGCACGTGTAAAGCTGCGTTTAAAGAAGAAGTAGCTCTGGGAGATGTTATTCAAATAGATTTCCTCGACCACGTGCAAGACGGCACCGATGGTCCCCTTGAATGCTCAGTCTATGGTTCACTTACGGACATAGGCGATAAATACCTTACTGTTACCTCATGGCGCGGCTGTGAGGATAACACAACAACTTTCACCATTATTACAAGCTGCATAAGTAGCTTGGTGGTGTTTAAACCAAACGTCATCATAAAGATAGACTCCCCCGAGGCCGACGATGAGACCCACTGCGGTGGACAATCAATAACTCCGAACCCGGTTATGGACACATCAGAATGAGGACAACCTTAACAACAACAATTAGAAAAACCAACTATTATGGCTAACGGAGATACATCCGCGTCCCGATTGGGACAAGTTAACGTGGCAGGTGATGCGAACGCTTTGTTCCTCAAGGTGTTCTCAGGAGAAATCCTGACCACATTCGAAGAGTTCAACGTGATGAAAGGACTTCACACGATTCGGACTATTGCTAACGGTAAGTCTGCTCAGTTCCCAGTAACTGGTATTGCTACCGCTAACTACCACACCCCAGGTGAAAACATTGCTGACGCTGGACAGAATCCTTCTTACCTCAGTCAGATCAAACACGCTGAGAAGGTTATCACTATTGATGATGTCCTTCTTGCTTCAACCTTCATCGCAAACATCGATGAGCTTAAGAACCACTACGATGTCCGAAGCATTTATGCTCAGGAACTCGGTAAGGCTCTTGCCAAGCGTTTTGATCTTGCAACCATGAAGACCCTTGCGGCTGCTGCACGTGCTGAATCTGCACTTAAGACCTCGGCATCTGATGGATACGATGGTATAGACGGGATCGCTATCAACAGCACTGTCGCCCTTAACTCGTTAACCGGTCAAAACATCCAAGATGTCCTCTTTGAGGCTGCTCAGAAGCTTGACGAGAACGACATCCCTAACGACGGAAAGCGTTTCGCTATCCTTAAACCTAAAGACTACTACACCTTGATCGCCTCTGGTGAAGAGGTTGTTAATCGTGACTTCGGTGGTCGTGGTGATGTTGCTACTGGTCGCATCCCAATGGTTGCTGGAATTAACATCTACAAGAGTAATCACCTTGCTGATGTTGATGAAGACCTTTCAAGCGTGGATACTGGAGATGGTTCATCTTCCGTCAAGAATAACGTGTTTGGTGGAGGTTCCAATGGCGCTGGCTACAACGGAAACTTGTCAAAAACTCAGATCATCGGTGGACACCCATCGGCTATCGGAACTGTCAAGCTCCTTGACCTTGCTACCGAAAGCGACTACAAGGTCGAACTACAAGGAAGCCTGTTCGTAGCTAAGTATGCTATGGGCCACGGCGTCCTTCGCCCCGAGGCTGCTTTTGAAGTATCCGCCCCTTAATACCCCCTAATAACCCCAACGGTCGCACTCCTTTCTTTAATGATGGGGGTGCGGCCTTTTCTTTCTTTATTTTACTATGGCTACCCTTACCACCAAACTTGACGCTGTTAACACCATGCTCGGTTACGTTACCGAAGCACCTGTAAACTCTATCGCTAACACTACTTCTTTGCCGCCATCTGCTGCACTTGCTAAAGGTGTTATTGACGAAGTGTCACGTGAGGTTCAACAAGATGGGTGGCACTTTAACACAGCCCAAGACTACAAGTTGGAAGCCAACGCCTCCAATAAGTTTGTGTTACCTGACAACGTCCTTCAAGTGGACACAGTTGACACCACCTATGATGTAGTCCAACGAGGCACCACATTGTTCGACCGTAAGAACTACACTGACACATTCACTGTAGATGAGCTTAAGGTTAACATAACATTTTTACTTGAATACGAAGAGCTACCAGAACAGGCTCGACGTTACATTGCCCTCAAAGCATCCCGTATGTTTGCTAACAGACTTGTTGGCTCCCGTGAGATTGAGGCACTTATTTACCGTGATGAGATTCGCGCCAAGGCAGCTATGGAAGAAGCTGAAGGTAACAACTCTGATCGAACCATTTTCGACAACTACGACACTGCTACACGAATCGGCATCAACCGCCGCATTGACCTTGCTTAAACGATGGCTAACATAACAACTACCGTTCCTAACCTCATCCAAGGGGTCAGCCAACAGTCACCTCAGGTGCGCCTAGCTGGTCAATGTGAGGAGCAGATCAACGGTCTTTCCACCGTCACCAAAGGGCTCACTAAGCGTCCTCCGGCACGGCTCATAGACAACCTAGGGGCTGTAGCTCTTGAGGGTGACTTCCTGCACTTCATCAACCGGAGTGAGACTGAAAGGTATGTTGTTACTATTGAGCATCGGACCACAGGTGACGGCACAGGTGTTATCCGGGTGTTTAACCTAGCGACAGGAGACGAAGCGTCCATTACCGCCGGAGATGTAACATATGTCAACGGTTACCAAGTCAGTGGTGATTATCTTAAACTAAGCACCGAAAACCCCGACAACCGAGCTAAGTCCCACGAACTACTTAAAGCTCTTACCATAGGGGACAGCACGTTCC